CGATTCGAATGATGGGCAAAAACTGCTTTTACATTCCAAGAGAATATAATAATATTTCTGTTCTTTATGGAGAAGATCCGCTTTCTACATTTACCAATAAAATTGAGATTGAGATGTATCCAGCAACTGTCAATGGATTTGGTGGTGCAGGAGATTTGGCCTCAAGATTTGGTATTGAAGTAAAGGACGATGTTACTTTAGTTGTTTCAAAGAAAAGATTTACAAAAGAAGTAACGGAAAGATTTAACACAATCACTCGCCCAAGAGAAGGTGATCTTATTTACTTTCCTTTATCTAAGACCTTCTTTGAAATAAATTTTGTTGAACACGAAACACCGTTCTATCAACTAGGTAAACTTTATACTTTCACATTATTCTGCGAAACTTTTGTCTTCTCCCACGAAGAATTCAATACAGATTCGCCATTGGATACTATTATGGATCGTTCAAAGGAAACATACTCATTGTTTATCAATGAGGCTGGTGGTACTTTCATGAATGAGTTTACCATCGGTGATAAACTATACCAGAACGGTTTCACCTTGGGTTCATCTCCAAAGACTGCTGCTATTGTGAATTACAATACCAGAGTGAAGCAACTTACACTATCTCCGATCAAGGGCACATTCGTATCTGGAGATATTGTGGTATCAAATGAATTTGGAATTACTGCTTCAATGACTGGTGCTACATCTTCCAATGTGGTTACCTACTTCAATACAGAAACAGATAATATTTCTGACATTGACAATCCATTCGACATGCTTGTGCAAGATTATTACGCTGGAGTCACCCCAAGCTTAATCGACTATAGCGAAGATAATCCGTTTTCAGAGGGTATTTAAATGTCTGATATAACAAATAAAGATCAACTCAATAATTTTCTAGAAATTACAACACCTAAAGCCTTGAAGCAAGAGTCTTCTATAATTAAGAAAAACGTAGAAGATGACTATGAATATGCCCGTGATAATATTAAAGAAATATTAGAAAAGGGCAAGATGGCTTTGGATGGCATTCTTCAGGTTGCTCAGGACGGAGACTCCCCCAGAGCCTACGAAGTCGCTACAAACATGCTCAAGGCTCTTTCCGAGATCAATAAGGATCTCATGGATGTCCATGTCAAGGTAAAGGATAGCGAAAGAACAACCATCAAACAAACTAATAATGCCATTTTTGTGGGTTCTACTTTGGATCTTCAGGACATGATAAATAAAGAAAGAAGTTCAAAGAAAGCAATAATACAGGATAACAATGTTTGATTCATTTTATAACGATTGCATTAAAAAGAACACGATAGCGTTTGCTTCGTTATTTAACAATATTTACGTCAATAGAGAAGATGCATCAGATTCTAAAAAAATCAAAGTGCCACTTGTTTATGGAGGCAAAGAAAAGTATGTAAGCCGTCTTCAGAATCCTTCTAGTATTTCTGAAAAAGATAAGCTTCAAATAACTCTACCCATGATGAGTTTTGATATGTCTAATCTGCAATATGATACGCAGAGACATAGAAATAAACTTGAATTTAATAAATTATTTTATCAGGAAGATGGAGAGACAAAGGCTAAGGTAAAAATTGGTGAATATCCCTGCCTTATGCAATTTAATCTTGCGATTTATACTCGTAACATTGAAGAAAACTTTCAAATCATTGAGCAGATTGCGCCATACTTTACTCCAGAATACATTCTTACTCTAGATTTTGATAAGACTTTGACTAGAGGTATTGATGTTCCGATTAATCTAGTTGCATCAAAGATCGGAAATGACTACGAAGGTGGATTCGGTAATCGTAGAGCCGTAGTTAGTACTCTACAATTTGTTATGCGTACCTATTTGTTCGGCCCTGAGCGAGAAGCGACTCCTATTCTCACAACGGATTTTAATCTCAACACTCAGGATAGCTTTTTGCAATTCATCACAGATGTTCAAGTCAACGATGATTTGTATCTCAATAACCAATCAATAACTGTAACTTGGAGACAGGGTGGAATATTCCCAAGAAATCCAACTATAGTTATTACAAATCTTTCCAATTATACTGAAGAAATTATTTATGATCCAGAATCCTTTGATGTAGGTGATGGAACAAATAGTGTTACATTTGCAATTCCAGCTTCAGCTCCATTGCTACAGCAACTTTATGTTAGAATATTTTTTGGAACAGTGTCAGACAATTCAACAGCGTTTGAAGTAAGATCAGCTGCTGGAAATATTTCTTTACTAAGATTGGCTAATTTTGCCGGAACATCATTTAATGATTTGATGTCTTCTAATCATTACTATTTTACTCAGAGTGGTGTAACACAATTTAATCGGGGTGATAATCTTGTCTTGGCTTATAATTATGGCTCATATGGTGATCTTAACATTAAAACACCCGGATTACTTGAATATTATCGTGCATTTGGTTTAACATTCAGAGCAAATACAATTGACAATCCACAAATTCCATTTGGTAGTGTCATACACAATGGTATGTGGGCTGGCATAAGTTATGACCAGAATAGAGTTTTACCCTGTTTACCAATTTATATGCGCCCCGGAGGAAATGTAAATTTATATGCAAATCAAGGTGATGGTGTTTTCGGCACAACACAAGGCACATTGGCGAATAGAAGAACTAGTGAAGATATGTTCCAAGCAACATATGGTTCGCAGGCTTATTACATCAATGGATTTTGGGGATGGAATGGTACAACAAGTATTATAAGTATTGGATCATATCCATCAGCGGGTATTACAATCGAAGCAGGATATAGCGGATATATTGTAGATAAAAATAATCAAAATAGATATCCAGATACAGGTAAATATTCAACAGGCGTTACCCACTCTCAAGCTCAACCATCAATAAGAACGCTTTTTGATCCAACATTTACTCAGAAATTATATCCATCTAGAGGAGCTACTGGATTAAGATCATGGGTTATTACTGCGTTTGGTAGTAACAACCCAGCCGCAATGTTATTTGATTCTGGTATTTTTGCTGGATCAACACTACCAAACTACCCACCGTATAGTGGTATTGATTATCTTGATTCGTTTGATAAGATGCGTTTGCCAATTTATATGGATTGTTATAATTTAGTCCATAATGGTAATACATTTTTAGTACCTTCTCCGTTTACTCCAAATCTTGTTACTGATATGTTAGGTTTTACTGCTTATGCCGCAACGGGATTTACTGGAAGAGAAAATTATGCTGGTAAATTCGGAACTACTTATGTTGGTGGATGGAATAAATTATTCGATTTTGTTTATGCTGGAAAAAACATTAATGGAGTTACTTTTGTTCCACCTACTCCATGTGTAGATATTATTTTTAATGATCATGAATTGCGGTGGGGATTGGGTTTAGGAACAGATTCTTTATTATTGTGGAAATTAATGTTGTTAGTTGATGGATTAACAACTGCATGGATTAATAAAGTAAAACAAGATCAATTCTGGCCGCAGCTTGAAGCAAAATATGCAGAATATCCGGGATTATCTTTTGATCGTATTTTTGATGGAATGAAAAATGCATTTCTTTATGCTACCAGTGGTCCACTAAGTAAAAAAGGAATTCATGGAGGAATTCAATTTCCAATAGACGCATTACCATTACAAGAATTTTATGATAATGAATTTAAGAAATATTGGGGTGGTTTGCAAGAAACAACCGAACGCAGAAGTCCCGGATGTAAGTTTGCTCCTGTGCATGTTAATAGACTTCCAAGAGTAAAATCTACTGGTAGATTCCATGATGTTACTGCTCAAAGCTTTTCACAAGGAGTGACTTTACCATATGAATTGATATATCACTATCCTTACGGTTCTCCATATACTTATACTGATTTTCAAGCTAGGTATAGAAGAACTGGATATGCACCTACACCAGTAAACGCTATTACTTTTGCATTTGTGGAAAACGCAATTATACCTCAAAATAATCCTACTCTTGCACAGGTAAATAATGCGTCTAACAAATTAGTTCCTTGGTTTACATCAGAAAATCTCGGTCAGACGGGAACTACTTTTATCTGTGGTATTTCATACAATCCACAATATTTCGAAACAAGCAATTCAGTTCCTACAATTGGGGATGGAACATTAGTAACATTCTTTGGCGAGTATTATGATCCTACTCAAAGACCATTTGCGGGTACAAGACTATCCGAAAAATATGAGCCATTCCTCGCTATGAAGGATGAATCTAGAATTATTCGTGGAATTATAGAAGAAAATATGAACCATGGAGTTTCTGGAATTTTTATTTATAACAATATCCAATTCAACAGAGTTTCATATCACATTCCTCACGGTTATGAGAATAGTTGGTTTATGGATTTTATTCCATCTTCTGCTAATAATAATGCTGAAGGATTTACTTATACAGATCCAGCAATATTTTCAAAAACAAATTTTACAGCTAATCCAAGAACAAATCCAAATTATCAACCAATTAATTTTTATCACTCATATAATGAAAATATCTTTATATCGAAATTATTGACCAATTTACCCCTTAACATCCTCAATCAATCAGTTATTTTCCAAGGACCTATAACAAATGAAAATGATGGAAGTGCTGGTTACTATGGAATTCATCCTAAAACATGGAATAATTTCAAGTATAATGATGAAATACTTTTGAATCATATTTTGTGGGACATGGAAGTAGCAACTCATGGAAGAACATATGAATATCTTTCAAGTTCAGACGATATAAACATTGCAGAGAGTTTACGGGTTGAAGTCGGAGGATTTAATATATCTAAATTGAATCCAGCACTATTAAGCAAAGTAAGATTGTTAGCTACAAACGCATCAGACCAAAATCTTATATTGCATAGAATAACCCTACCAATCCCATATATTTTAACTTCTGATTATGGAAGACCAGATCAAGACACTTATTATGATAATTGGTATAATAATCATTTTGCCGAGAATGTTTTGGCAACAAGCGTTGATCCTCAAACAGGTAATACCCTTGATAATATCAACCTTATAACCACGGGAAATAGAGATTTGGATTTTTATACTAAATCAGTAGTAACTGAAAGTAATGGAACCCACTCATGGAGAACTTTAAGAACAAATCCAAATATTAGAAGATTTAGTGTAAATGTTTTTGCTGGCAATACACTGGTAGGCAATTTAATTCCAAGTAAATATTACCCCATGGGAGTTTGGCTAATAACAGATGAAGTTTCTATTCTCGCTGATGGAACCACATTCAACAATTACAATTTACGTTTTGAATATCAAGATGCTGGTCCAATGGCAGATGGAATTACTACTGCACCTTATAGAACATGAGCAAAAAACATAAAGGTTATCTGGGTAATTCGAACCTCAAAGAGGCCGGAATCCATATTGATTATACCCCCGAGCAAGTTCAGGAGTATATTAAATGTGCCAAAGATCCCATTTATTTCATCAAGAATTATATCAAAATTGTCTCTCTTGATAAGGGTTTAGTGCCTTTTAATCTTTATGATTATCAGGAAGATATCGTTCAAAAAATGCATGATAACAGATTTATCATCGCAAAACTTCCTCGCCAGTCGGGTAAGTCTACCACAATGGTATCATACATTCTACATTATATTCTGTTCAATCAGAGTATGAATGTAGCTATTCTAGCCAATAAAGGATCTACTGCCAGAGAAATTTTAAGCAGACTTCAATTGGCATATGAATATCTTCCTAAATGGTTGCAGCAGGGCGTGGTGGAATGGAATAAAGGATCGTTAAAGTTAGAAAACGGATCTAAAATTATCGCATCAACTACCTCAGCCTCCGCGATTCGTGGTGGATCATTTAACATGATCTTTTTGGACGAATTTGCTCACGTTCCAAATAATGTTGCCGAAGAATTCTTTAGTTCAGTATTCCCAACCGTAACATCAGGCCAAACAACAAAGGTATTGATGGTTAGTACTCCAAACGGTATGAACATGTTCTACCACTTCTGGAAGAATGCTATTAAGAAGGACGGGGAGCCGGGTAAGAACGAATATGTGCCCATTGAGGTCAACTGGAGGCAGATACCCCTGTATCCGGGTGGACCCATGAGAGGGGCTGAATGGCGGCAGCAAATGATCGATCAGACTAGCGAGATGCAGTTTGAAAGTGAATTTGAATGCTCATTCTTGGGTTCTTCAAATACCCTTATCTCGACATATAAACTCAATACGCTAGTTTATAATCAGCCATACGAACGCAGACCCGGGGGATTGAGTATTTACAAGCCACCAAATGAGGATGGAATTTACTTCTGCGTAGTAGATACTTCTAGAGGTCAGGGACATGACTATAGCGCATTTGTAATCATTGACGGAAACACAAAGCCGTTTGAGGTAGTAGCGGTCTATAGAAACAATGTCATCTCCCCATTTGACTTTCCCATTGAGGTCTATAATGCCTGCACAGAGTATGGCAATGCCCATTGCTTGGTCGAAATCAACGATGTTGGTTCCCAAGTAACTGAGATTTTACATAGAGATTATGAGTATGAAAATTTGATTTCGACTCAATACATGGGTAGGGCTGGTCAAAAAATTTCATTAGGATTCGGTAGGGGTCAAAAGCAATTTGGTGTTAGAACCAGCACTGCTCTTAAAAAGATCGGGTGTGCTGCCCTCAAGAATCTAGTTGAATGCGATAAACTGGTATTTTTTGATCAGGA